AAAGACCAATGGGCCGAAGAAGGATTGTCTCCCAAAGAGGTTAAGAAGAAGGCAAACTTCGAAAGAAAGCATAGAACCCGTATCATCTTGGAAGAGAAGGGCATTGAAGAAGAGGACGATGATATTTTAGATGCTATTGGTATTGCGCTATGGGGAGTGAATAATCTGTAGTGGAACCTTACAAAGATAAGAATTGGTTACACACGCACTACGTAAAGAAGAGGATGAAGACGGAGGACATAGCACAGCTATTGGCCGACCAGTATGATATCCAAACTACACACCAAACTATCTACAACTGGTGCAAAAAGTATAACCTGCTGCGGCACAGAGGCAAGGGAAGAACGCTCAATAAGGGCGCTGGTGGAGTTAAAAGAACAAGAGTCAAGTCTCCCAGGCAAAAGCGGATGGAAGAAATGAAGCGCAGATCCAAAAAGAATCCTAAGAAAAGACGCTGAATTGCTTGATCGTCCGTCTGAACCTGCTATACTGGGGGAAATCAACCAAGGAGAAAATATGTCAGAAACGATTTATCGTCCAATCACAACGGACACTTTAGTAAGAGAATTGGAAGAGCGTGACGAAAGAACTGAGCGAGTTAATTTCTCGTATGAGAATGTATCGTTCACAGCCCCCGATGAGGGGTATGGAGCACTCGATATTGATGGAGAAGAGTTTGCTCTGAGAGATGCCGGTTGGGAATTGCTTTGCAATGAGATTGAAGTTCCCCGCAAGTTTGCTGAGAGAATTGACAGCGACTTACGTGAGAATGTGTTCAATTCCCTGATGGGCGATGGCGCTGATCAATTAGGTGCGGTCCTCGTTGAAGATAACGAGATTCGTAGCTTTGTTGATCCGGCTCATCCCTACGTCCCTACGCTAAGCGTATTTAACAAGGTCGTAGAGAATATCGCTGATGACTTTGAGGTGAAGAACGGTTTCGTTAACGATGATGTTACCGAGTTTGTTCTTCTATCGCAAGAGAATCAGCATGAGGTTATGGGTTCCACTGTTGCCGGTGGACTGAGAGTAGTCCATTCCGACGGATGGAGCGTAGCGCCTCGCTTTGATACCTATCTCTATCGAATCCTTTGCTCTAACGGCATGGTGTCGCCTCTAGAGGGACATAAGATGCGGATTAGTGGGAAGAATTCAGCAGAGATTTTGAGCAGGGTTGGCGAGTTTGCCACCAACGCAGAGCATAAGATTGATGAAATGATCGAAGGCTTTGAGGCGACTGGTGCGATTGAGGTTCCTAACCCGGCTCAGATGATTGGTCATATCCAAAATGAGTTTGGCTTTCCGCAACGGTTAGCCAATGTTCTTCATGAGACTGCCTTACAGGGCGATTTCCTAAGAACTATTCCTGGCACTGGGCTATCGACAATGTTCGATATCATCAATCTGCTGACTTACGTAGCCTCTCATGATGGTGACGTAACAGACTCCAATCGTGAAAGACTGCTAGAGGTTGGGGGACAGATAACTCTCTCCCACGCTGATCGCTGTGGAACTTGCGGAAGCAACCTTGAGTAATGTTGACCTACTTTGACGAGAATTACGTCAAAATGGATATGCCTCTAGGGATCGATTGGTCCCTAGAGGCGTTCCAAAAAGAACACCCCGAGCTTCATGATAAATTCATGGACAAGCTAACTCACATCCTCATTGAGATATTTCAATTCAGTGATCGTGATGTAGAGGGGTACATAAATCTGCTGGAAATGATAATCAATACAGGGTTAATGATTCCAAGAGTGGTAACGTATGACTACGGAGATGATGTAGGCATAATGGTGTGGAGCTTTTCTAAGCAGAAGCACGTACCGCCCAACATGGCAGAGTCGCTAGATCTATCAATGATAGATCACATATTCAGCGCAATGATATCTGTAAATTAAAAGAAAGAAGTTGACAATGAATGGCAAAGAAAAAGAAAGTAGAAGAGAAAATTGAAGATGGACGATTCCCTGACGACAGAGCTAAGGAATACATGAAAATCTGGAAGGGCATTGAAAAATCCCTTCTGAATAATGGCTCATTTGAACGGGCTGAAAAAGAACATACAAGATACATGTATGACTCAAGCGCAGACGACCTATTTGAAAAAGGTTTCGTTTGTGGAGTTAAGTCTCTCAGGGGAGATATCGAAAAAGTCTTCACGAAATTCATAGAAGATCCCGAACTATTGGAGAAGTGATGAAGCTTCTATTAAAGAGTGAAATTGGGGGACATGCCCAAACATATATCATGTCAGATGATAGTGGAGATTTGTATTGGAACCGAGTGTTCAGAGAGAGCAATAAGGAGCTAATGCCGGTCCCATTCAATGAGGTATCTGATTGGTATATCTTCAAAAAGCTACTTCGTAGATACTACAGTGACAGTCTCGGCTCCAGCTATATAGATTTTCTTGATAAATCCCGAAGGATCTTTTTCGATAGACGACCGAACGCTTACCGAAAAACTATGGTATAATGGATAGTATGGAAACTATGGAGTTGTCTGATGGTGCTCCTCGCTTCATGGAAGAAATGGTTGAAGTGGAAGAAGCGGGGAAGCTGAGGCAAAAGGGCTACAGTTTTACTGACATTTCAGAGAAAATGGAAATTAGTCCCGCCAGGGCTAAAGAGTTGGTAGACGAGTATGCCAAGTACATTAAATATACGGCCGAACAAGACCCATATTTCCTAGAGAAAACGCAAATGAATACCTTGGCAATGCTCTCTGAGTTAGAGGACATATCAAAAGAAGCCTGGGAAAGCGTTGAAATTGCCACACAACATGGCATGGTTTCTGCACGAACGCAGGCGATTAAGCTGGCTCTTGAGGTACTTACCAAAAAGAGCCAGCTTTTTCAGTTGACAGGAACTCAAGGAACAGACTCAGATTACATTGCAAGAATGCAGAAGGCTGAATTGGTGAACCAAGTGGTCACAAAAATTGTCAGAGAAGTTGTCTCAGAATGTGAAAGATGTTCCGAACTATCAAGGGTACATCTTGCGGAAGCCTTTGAAATAATGTCAGAAGACCAAGATGTGACTGACGCAGAAATTGTGGATGAAGATTCCGCCCCCGCAAATACTCAAAATTTCGATGAAAATGAAACAGAAAATTCCGACGAAAGTGTCGATGAAAATGGTGACGAAAATGCATGAATACTCCGATGAAAATGATCGGCCAAATCGCTGTCCCGGCTGCAATGGTGTCCTAGCACAAGAGAAGGTCGCTAAGCTTATGGGAGCAGAAGTCCAAGTGAAGTGTGTAAACGATAACTGCTTAATTGATATATATAAGCGGTTCGATTACGATTTTGAATGAGTGACTTCTACGGAGCTAACCTTGAATTTGAGGACTTCGATAGGCTGCTGAAAAAGGATGATCTTATAGAGGAACCTGCACCACCACAGGTGTTCCTGCAAGATTCTAGATTCCTTAATCAGCCACTTTTGTCCGAAAAGCAGTTTGAGATTATGCGTCATATTACGCAAATCTTCAAGGTACATACGTTAATCCAATTGTGGGGCGAAGAGAAAGGTTTGGAGTATCATGAGAAGTATACGGTCAACGAAGCTATTTGTCAGCTTGGGAAGGGGTCTGGAAAGGATCATACCTCTCGCATTAGTATGGCTTACATCGTGTATCTACTCCATTGTCTACGTGATCCTCTTGAGTATTACAACAAGGCTCCAAACGTTTATATCGACCTTATCAACCTGGCTGTTAACGCTAAACAGGCACAGCAGGTTTTCTTCGAACCATTCAAGAACCTCCTTTTAACCTCTCCCTACTTTGAAGAGAAGGGATTTGAGCCTAGAGTTCAAGAGGTTCTTTTTTGGGAAAGACCAATTAGGTGTTTCTCTGGTCACTCCGAGTCTGAGTCTTGGGAGGGTTTCGATCCAATGCTTATCGTGTTGGATGAGATTTCTGCCTTCAAGACTGATGCTGAAGTACAGAATAAGGAATCTCGTAACGCTAATACTGCTTCTGGTATCTATAATATGGCTAAGCTTTCTGTTTCCTCTCGTTTTCCGAGAGAGGGGAAAGTCGTGCTTTTGTCATTCCCACGATATAAAGATGATTTCATTCAACAGCGATATAATCAATATTTGGAACTAAAGCCTCCACGCACTTGGGGAATAAAAGCGTCAACATGGGACGTTAACCCAACTATTAGCCGAGATGATTTAGAGGCGGAATTTATTCGGAATCCCATTGAAGCTGAAGCTCGCTTTAATTGCAATCCTCCCGAAATGGAAGATGCGTTCTTCCGTGACCCTGAAACTGTTCGTAAAGCCTTTTCATACAATGATCAGATTCCATATGATGAAGAGGGGCGTTGGGAACCTTGGTTTAATGGGACTGATGGACACACAAGGTTCATTCACGTTGACCTCGGCCTAAACCGTGACGCTGCGGCTTTGGGAATGGTTCATGCCTCTGGCTTTAAAGAAGTCAAGACATTAAACGGGATTGAGACTCTTCCTGTAATCAACATGGACTTAATCAAGACATGGCAGGCGCAGTTTGGGCATGAGATTAACTTCTCCTCCATCAGAACAATGATTATTGAATTGTGTAGGAAATTTGATGTAGCTATGGTCACCTTTGATATGTGGCAATCAATTGACATGATCCAGGGGCTTAATCAAGAGGGAATTAACTCAGAGTGGCACACAGTCTCCAAGAAGGACTACGACACACTCTCTACGGCCATTTATGATGGGCGATTCAAAGGATACTACGAGAAGCATTTAGTTGAGGAGGAGTTACTCAAATTACGTCTAATTACGAACACAAAAGTAGATCACCCAAACAAGGGGTCTAAGGATCAGGCTGATGCTATAGCTGGAGCTACATATCAATGTCTACAACATCTTCCAGTATCTACACCAGTAGAGATTGAGATTTGGACAGAATCGCTGGGGACAGAAGAACTAGAAGATAACCTAGATAAGATCAAAGACCAGATTATGCCGTTAGATGAAGAAGAGCGCAAGCAACATATTCCTGAAAAGGAAATGCCGGATGATCTAAAAGACTTCATCATGGAACTTCTTTAGTCTCTCAGGAATTTTACGATAGAGGTTGGAAGGCTCAGTTGGATCTTTATTGTTGAAAGGCTTGACTCGGATATGCTCACCTGCTAGTGTGTGCTTACCACCTACGGAAAGGAACCTTTACGGTGGACATAAAGACAATAGATGAATTACCGCCCGTTTCACGCTGGCGGTCCCGTGGAACAAATGAGGAACATCAGGAAATTCTTGATATCCTCAATTCCGGTCAAGTTGGTAGCATCGAAGTTGCTGACAAAAAGGAGCATGAACGCTTCGGGCAAAAGGTCCGTGGAGTTGCTCGTCGGAATAATATCGACGTTAAGATTGTTTTTAATCCTGACGATTCGACCACGAACTTCCAATTAAAGGAAGACGCAATGGCTGCGACTCTTACCGAAGAGGATGACTCCGAGGAAGAGTAACAGCAACAAAAGCTGGGGATAAAGATGGGGAGGAGGGACAAAAAGTCCCTCCTCCCTTTTCTTTATCAACTATGAGGCAAAAACCGATATCGTGTCTTACGGATACACTCAAATTACCCATTATCTGAAGCTAAATTAGACGGCCCCGCTTTACATGATTGATTACCTGA